CTAATCAAGGGATGGCTATTAAATGGCTATTCCTTGACCCAGCTAGAAGCTTTAAATCAGTTTGGATGCTTTAGACTAGCCGCAAGGATTGCAGACCTTAGAGACAAAGGTTTAAACGTTGTGACCGACATGGTTACGCTGGAGAATGGTAAAAGAGTTGCACGCTACTTTTTAAAGCGTGGAGTTTAATAGCGATTTTCGATACGACTTAGAGTATGGCATTGTCGAGGGAGAAACTTGGTTTCACGACATTGTAAGTAATTCCAAATTTGAGGTGAAGACTGACCGAATGTCTGCAAGGACTGGAAACATTTACATTGAATACGAAAGCCGAGGTAAACTCTCAGGCATTGCCACAACTCAAGCCGATTATTGGGTTTATAAAATCGCAGAATTCAAAGCAATTGTAATTAAAACAGACGAACTTAAAATGCTTGTAAAAAAATTAGTATACGAAGGCAAAGCAAGACCAAACGTCAGAGGTGGGGACAACAACACCAGCGTTGGCGTACTTGTTAAAATAAAGGACTTAGTATGACACGAGAGGAAATAATTACAGAACTCAACCACAGAGCAACTCAAAAGTATTTGGTCTATTTGGCGCTTCAAGAGATTATGCTGGATTATTACGAGGACGTGACAATGCTAAAGGCATTTGATGTAGACCTAAGAACAAAGCATAAAAACATGATTAATGCTTTAAAACGTAAGTCAACCGAAGCGTTTAGATTCTTGGAAAATTACGACGGCGGAGAGGCAACAATTAAGCAGTTTCACGAGTTTGTGACTTTGTTTGAACGGCTCCACAATTCGATTGACCAAGGTGGCAATCTATTTCACGACTGTTTATCAGCTATTGAACAAATTTTAAACGACAATGAAAAGACGCAGAGTAACTGACGATGAAAAGCAGTTAATATTTGAAGGATGGCAAGACCGCAAGCCAATTAAAATAATTGCAATTGAACTTAATCGATGTTATGGCACAATTTATACCGAACTAAAACGTCGGGATTTAGTTGGATAAATAGAAAAGATTTATATTTGTGTATCGAATCATTCCTGAGGTGAGAGGCAAGAATGATTCCATAGGTTAACTTAACCTGCCCCGACAGTCTCTCACCTGTTGGGGTTTTTTATTTTATATGAAAAAAGAAGCTTATTACTTTTCCCACGATTCAAATGCCAAAGATGACCCAAAGATTCTCCAGCTAAGGATGGAAATGGGTTGGGAGGGGTATGGGTTGTTTTGGGCAATAATTGAGATGCTAAGAAATGAAAGTGACTTTCGGATGCGAACGCATTACAAAGGCATTGCATTTGCATTGCAAACGCATGAAGATTGCATAAAAAAGCTGATTAATGAATTTGATTTATTTGAATTAGACGAGCAATATTTTTGGTCTGAAAGCCTATTAAAGCGTATGGAATTAAAGGAAGAGCGCTCAGAAAAGGCAAGAGAATCAGCCAAGAAACGCTGGAATAGGGATATTGATGCGAACGCAATGCGAACGCATAGCGAACGCAATGCGGATGCAATGCAATTAAAGGAAAGTAAAGTAAAAGAAATTAAAGAAAATCAAATAAAAGAAAGTAAAGTAAATGAGGATTCACATAATGCAATTTTTAGAAAATTATGGAATAATAACATTTGGCTTGAAGGATTAGCAATAACTTGGAAAGCTGATTTAACCGAAATTAAAAACCATTTAAATACCTTTAGGCAAGAATGTATTTTAAAGGATGAATTTAAGGAAAACGAAAAGGTTGCCAAGGAGCATTTTTTTAATTGGGTGAAAAGAGGCAACCCAGTACCAAAAAAAGAAAGCAAGAGTAAAAATGTATTTGACGAACTTTACGAAGACTTACAAAAACAAAAACACCTAAACAATGAATGAGATTATTTTAACGCACCTCCGAAAAATGGAGTTTGTTTGCGGACTTAAACAATTTAAAGAATACAAAAAGGAAGAGGCAAGCGAGTTACTTGGATGTCTTAGCAAATTATTTGGCAGCTACGGCTGGATGACAGAGGCAAGAGTAGACTACATTTTGCACGCTGGTATGAGAGGGCAGTACGGAGATTTTTACCACGTAAACGAGAAGACAGTAAGCGTTTGGATTAATCAGTATTATGCCCATCACCAAAGCCAAATCGTGCAGGAAGTCCAAGCTTTAAACAACAAAGAAAAGGAGCCAACAAGTGAGGAGATTGCTTACTGGATTGAAATTGGAAAGCAGATATTTAGAGACAATTACCAGCACGCAAAAGAAACTGGCTTTTGTAGAGACCTAGCCGAATGGGGGGTAAACTGGTTTAACAAGTTTCAAGAGAAAGGAATTTTAAAACCATGGGATTTTAATGTGGAGGAGATGGAGAACGACGTGCGTAAAGAGTTACGCTTGACGGTTAGATATGTAGACGAGGTAAGCGTTGGCGCCAAGACAAAGAACAAAATTTGGAAATTGTTTATTTTACAGGCGATTAGAGAAAAAAAGGATTTAGATAAATTAATATAACCAAAACAATTATGAGCAAGATTTACGGCGGAAACGCAAAGATTATCCAAACAAAATTTGGAACAATGACAAAGATTAGCCAAAGCAGAACTGACCTTGAAAAGTTATTGGCATACCTAAACGCCAACGATACCGAATGGGTTAATCTAGTAATGAAGGAAAAGCAAGAGAAAGTTGAAGGCAAAGCAACTCATTACTTGGAGGTAGACGATTGGAAGCCTGTACAGGTAGCAAACAAGCCGACAGAGAAGCGCATTGTCGAAAATGATAACTTACCTTTATAAATGAAAAAAAACGATTTGTACGCAATCTTTGTGGCATTGGTAGGCATTTGCCTACTTTTGCTACTTAAGATTTCTAGCCTACTGCTTTTTATTGTGCTATTGGCTTTGTGGACATTTGCTTGGTCATGGATTTATGAACGCTGCAAATGATTGAGTTTAAAATAAACGAGAAGCCTTTAAGCGTGAATTTAGCTTGGCAAGGCAAAAGATTTAAAACGCCAGCTTACAAAGATTACGAGAAGGCAATGCTCTTGCGTATGCCAGCATCAAAAGTAGATACAAGCCAAATGTTACGAGTTGAGTTTTTTTTTGGCTTTAGCAATTCAGCATCGGACTTAGATAATCCAGTTAAGTTATTGATGGATATTGCACAGAAAAAATACGGCTTTGACGATAAAAATGTTTTTGAGTTAAACGTGCGCAAGTGCTTGGTCAAAAAAGGAGACGAATTTATACAAATGGGCATTTATCAGCTTTTACCATTTTAAAAATGAAAACAATAAACTCACTTAGTGGAGGAAAAACATCCTCATATATGGCAATTCATTATCCTGCTGATGTAAATATTTTTGCTTGTGTTTGCATTGATGATACTCTTTGTATGCCAAAGGATTTAACTGTTTTGGCTTATGCTAAAAATAAATTGAATGGTAATTTTATTGCATCTGCCGAATCAGAAAAGACTTTAAAGGTTATGATGGAATTAGAACAAAAACTAGGCAAAGAAATAATTTGGGTAAGAGGCAAAAGTTTTGATGAAGTGATTGATAATGCAGGATGCTTACCTACATGGAATAGAAGATTTTGTACTACTGATATGAAGATAAAACCTATATATGAATATCTTTATTTTAGATATGGAATTGTAAATACACAAATTGGATTTAGATATGATGAACTTCAAAGAGCATACGAAATAAAAAAGGGTGAAAAGCCTAAATTAAAGGTTGAAAACTATTTTGATTTTGCTACAGATACATCTTTGACTGGAAACAAAAGAAATAAATGGTCAAAAAATGTATTAGTTTCATATAAGTCATATCCTTTAATTACTAACAGGATTGAAAAATATCAAATTGAAAAATATTGGCAAAAATTTCCTGAATTTAATTTCCCTGAAGATAGCAATTGTCAAGGATGCCACCATAAAAGTCCAAAACTGATAAAACAAAATTACATAAGAGAACCTCAAATACTTGAATGGTTTGCAAAGCAGGAGGAAAAAGGCAAGTATAATACTTGGCATGATGATATGATACCGTATAGAAAAAAATTTGAAATGGAATTCACAGGAGAATTTGATTTTGAAGGAACATCTTGTGATATGGGAGGATGCACAGATTAAACAAAAATGTTGGTTTTAACTTGGATTTAAATTTGAAACCTATATTTGCGTAAAGATTAACACAATGAGCATTTACGAAGGGTTACTAATTAAGAAAGCACGCAAGCAAGCTGGCTATAACCAGCTAGATTTGTGCAAAAAAATTGGATTAAGTCATGCGCCAATTAACCATGTCGAGAATGGCTTGGAGTCAATAAGCCTTTTTAACTTACGCAAGATTTGTGAAGAGATTGGTTTGGAGGTAGTAATTAGACGTAAGGATGGCTAAAGGTTACCCGATTTCAAAGCCTGACTATTCCCTAGAGATTAGATACCGACTAAGGGACGGTCAATGGTCCCCTTGGTCAAACAAAGGAAAGGGTAAATTTGAATGCATTGAACTTGTCCAGCGCCAAATAAGAACATTGGCAGCAGCTTACCAAGGACGGGAAAAAGAAGTAAGATTTGAATGGAACGGAAAGCTTTGCAATTTTACAGGCGAGCCAACTGGTCAAACAATAATATTAATGTAGTTATTTTGGGTTTTTGTTAAATGAAAAGGCTTGGGTTCTGCTCAAGCTTTTTTTTAAAATTTTAAAATATGAAAATTAACGAGAAAGGTTTTTGGGAGACAACAGACCAAACAGGACACGTTCACGACATAAGCATTGCAGCTGCATTGTCCCAGTATTTAGCCGATAAGCAAGCCAAGACAGTTGTCGACTTTGGTTGTGGGTTGGGTGATTATGCAAAGGCTTTTAAAGCTGACGGCTATAAGGTGGAGGCATACGATGGCAACCCAAATACAGAAACGCTTAGCAACGGAATTGGCAAAGTACTAGACCTGTCCAAGACATTTTATTTAGGGAAAAAATTTGACGTTGTTATGTCTCTAGAAGTTGGAGAGCATATACCAAAGGAATTTGAGGAGCAATTTATTGACAACATAACCAAGCACGCTAAAAAGCATTTAATCATCAGCTGGGCGGTAGTAGGTCAAGGCGGCGATGGTCACGTAAATTGTGCAAATAACGACTATATCATTGGGCAAATTGTGGACCGAGGATTTAAGCACAATGCAAAAGATTCTCAAACAATTAGGAACGCTGCAACCAATGCGTCTTGGTTTGGTTATACGATAATGGTATTTGATAAGGTCTAACTTTGGTAAGGGTTTTTTATAACTTTGTAAAATGAGCGGAAGACCAAAAGAAATCTTTGATTTACCACAAGATTGGTATAAAAAAATCCTTAGCTTATATGAGGAAGGAGCATCCGACGTTGAAATTAAAGCGCTGATTTATCAATGGAGAGGCTCTTTTTCCAATGACCTTTGGGACCGTTGGATTAAAGAAGAGGAGCAATTTTCGGAAACCATAAAAATGGGTAAGCTGATTTCTGAAGCTTGGTGGTCTAAGTCAGGTCGTAAAAACTTGGAAAACAAAGACTTTAGTTATACTGGTTGGTATATGAATATGAAAAACCGATTTAACTGGACAGATAAGCAATCGGTTGACGTTACAACTTTAGGTGAAAAGGTAACACCACCAATTGAATGGATAAAATCCAAATAATTGATAAATACGAGCCTTTATTTTTAGAGGTCCCTAAAACACGTTATTACCTAATAACTGGCGGTCGAGGCAGCGGCAAATCGTGGACATTATCTATGTTTCTGTTAAACCTTACTTACGAAGAAGGTCACGTGATTTTATTTACTAGATGGACGCTAACCTCTGCGTTTATTTCGATTATCCCTGAATTTATTGACAAAATTGAGTTGATGAATAAATCGGATAACTTTGAAATAACTCAGTCCGAAATCATTAACAAGGCGACAGGCTCAAAGATTCTATTTCGAGGCATTAAGACTAGCCAAGGAACTGCAACGGCTAATCTTAAGTCAATTGCTGGCGTTACAACTTGGGTTTTAGATGAATCAGAAGAACAACAAGATGAGGAAACCTTTGACCGCATTGACCTTTCGATAAGAGCTAAAAACAAACCAAATAGAATAATTTTGGTAATGAACCCTAGCTATAAGTCACATTGGATTCACGGACGATTTGTAAAAACCCCATCAGATAACTGCACCTATATTCACACCACGTATTTAGATAATTTACAAAATCTAAGCCAGTCATTTATTGACCAAGCTGAACGAGTAAAGCTAGAAAACCTCCACCGTTACGAGCATTTATTTTTAGGCAAATGGCTAGAAGATGCAGAAGGATTGCTTTGGAATCGACCAATAATTGAACGAGCAAGGATAACGGCAAAGCCTGAATTGTCACGTATCGTAATTGCTATTGACCCAGCAACCACCGCATCAATGGCGAGCGATGAAACTGGTATAATTGTATGCGGCAAAGATGCCAACGGCAAGGGATATGTACTCGAAGACCTTAGCGGTAAGTACTCACCAACGGAATGGGCAACAGTTGCACTGCAAGCATTCAAAAATTGGAATGCTGATTGCGTAGTTGCAGAGAAAAACCAAGGCGGAGACATGGTTGAAAATGTTTTGAGGTCGCAAAATGCTACCGCAAGAATAAAACTTGTAACGGCTACCAAAGGAAAGTTTGTAAGGGCGGAGCCTATTTATTCACTTTATGAGCAACACAAAATTTTCCACGTTGGAAGTTTTCCATTGCTGGAAAATCAAATGATTAGCTTTGAGCCTGACAAAGGCAAATCGCCTGACCGAGTCGATGCAATGGTTTGGGGATTTACAGAATTAATGCTTTCTAGCCAAGATTTTTGGCACGTTTAGGATATGGCATCATTTTTTTATTTTATTACCCTATTTTTACAAAAAAAGCAAACGGAATGAATTACATAGATAGAATTAAAGCCGCACTGGGTTTTAACCAAAAAGATTCTACTTACCTAAATGCAGTTTTTCCTTATTTGGGCAACAACGTCATTTGGACTGCACCAACAACGCAAAACTTTATTGAAAAAGGTCTTTACCTTAACTCTGACCTTTACGCTATTGTAAATCTAATCATTAACAAAATAAGTGCCGCTCCGATTGTTGTTTATGAGGTAAAGGACCAAAAGGCTTTGAATTACTACAAGTCAATGTCAAGAAACTTTGACAACTCAGGCGCAAAATTTCAAGCTGAGAGACTTAAGACAAAGGCATTGGAGGAGATACACATTCCCGAACTTGAAAAGCTATTTAAAAAGCCAAACGAGTTTCAAACTTGGGACAACCTTTTAAAGGAAATTGCCGCATTCCGTTTAATAACTGGTAACGCATACATTTACGGCGCTAGACGTGGTGAGCAACCAAACGCTCCAATCATTGCTTTGTATTCTTTGCCTGCTCAGTACATGGAGATTATTTCGGGAGGTTTAAACCATCCGATTAAAGAATACCGATTGACTTATAACGGATATGACCGCATTGATGCTGCAAACGTAGGTCACCTAAAAAATATTAACCTAAGCTATACCGCTGGAACGGCTAACCACCTTTACGGCGCATCGCCTTTGCGTTCCGCAGTTCGTGACCTAACCACGTCAAACGATGGCAAGCAAGCGCTTTTGTCTATGCTTCAAAATATGGGAGCGAGAGGTATTTTAACAGGAGACGGAACAGTTAACATTACACGTGAGCAAGCGCAAGGATTAAAGGAGGATTACGCCCACAACTACCAAGGCGCAACCAAAGCTGGCGACGTTATTATTACTCCAGCTAAGTTAAGCTGGGTTCAAATGGGAATGAATGCGGTGGATATGTCAATACTTGATACCCAAAAAGTAATTTTGCGCTCATTGTGCCGAGTTTATGGTGTAGATGCTAAGTTGCTTGGTGATACCGAGGCAAGCACGTTTAACAATACAGAGACCGCTTATAAGGCTCTAATTAATAACGTTGTAAGACCTTTGCACATTGAAATCAGAGACGTGCTTAACAACTGGCTTTTGGCATCTTATGGTAATAAGAATCTATTCTTAGATTTCGATTACATGGCTTATCCTGAAATGCAAGACGATATGGATAAGCTTGTAAATCAGTTGTCTCAAGCTTGGTGGCTAACTCCAAACGAAAAGCGTGCGGCAATGAATTACGGAGAATACGAAAACGCACTAATGGAGCAGCCATTTATTCCTCAAGGCTTAATGACTTTGTCGGAGTTTTCTGCACAACCAGTTGATGACTTAGAAAATTTGGGAGACTATGCCCAAACCAACTAAAAAAGACTTAGCGCTTGCAAAGCAATTGGATGCATTGCAAAGACGTTATGAGGTTAGATACGAGAAGCAAATTTATACGGCTTTAAAAAAGCAAATGGAGCCATATTTGGACGCTATTAAACAAGCGGATGGAAATATTAACCGCTTTGATTTAATAACTCCAGCGCCATTAGCTGACGTATTGGAAAACCTTTTTGTTGTTGCTGGGACTGCATACGCCGAGGCAATGTATAACGCAATCCAACCACCAACTAAAGCAACCAAGGAAGCTTTGCGAGCAGGCTGGCGAGACTTTATGCGTTTGTTTGCAATAAGAAATTTGCCTCAAACCCTAATACAAATCAACGAAACCAGCCAAAAGATAATCCGCAACATTGTTTTAGGTGGTTTAAATGAAGGTCTTGGCACGCTTGAGATTGCTAGAAATATTCAAGAGTCGGTAACGGTTATATTTAGAAACCGAGCCAAGCTAATTGCACGAACAGAAATGGCAATAGCTACCAACAACGCAGCAATGCAGTCGGCAGCGACCTCCGATTTTATGTACGAAAAGAAATGGATTCCAGCGACAGACAACAGAACAAGACCTGACCACGCTGCGATGCTTAACAAGCCTTGGATTCCATTTGACCAAAACTTTATTGTAGGCGGCGACGAAATGAGACAACCAGCAGACGGAACGCAAGGCGCTGGCGCTGACCAAATTTGCAATTGCAGATGCAAAGTTGTGTTTAGAATTATGCGAGACGTTGACGGCTTACCAATGAGAAAATGATTGCTTACGTTATTAACCTTGACCACCGCAAAGACAAATGGGTTGAATCCATGCAGGAATTAGCACCGCATTTTAACCTTGAAAGAGTAAGCGCAATTAAACACGAATGGGGATGGCTTGGATTGTGGCAAACATTTAAAAAAATATTTCAAGAATGCCAAGGCGACGTTTTAATATTTGAGGACGACGCTACTTACCGAGGCAATTATAGCGACCTAATTAACTGCATGAATGACTTGCCAGCTGGCTGGGATATGTTGATGCTTGGAGCCAATATAAAAGACATGAGGCTAGATAGAATAAGCAAGAGATTAGTTCGAACTTATGGCTCTTGGACAACGCATGGAATACTTTATTCTTATAGATTTGCAAAGGAGATGGCAGAATTAGATTTGGATATACCAATTGACGAATATTTTAGGACAATAGTCCATCCTAAAGGCAATTCATACATTTGCGCTCCTTTCCTTTCTTTTCAACGACCAAGTGAGAGTGACATTGAGGGAGGTTATAAAAATTATACAAGCTTATTTGAGGAAAGCGAAGCAAAAGCCTTTCATTTTATTTACCAATAATTTTATAGGTTTGCATTTTTTTTTAACCCTTTTATTTTTACAAAAAAAGAGACCATGATTTACAAGAATATAAGCCAAGGAATAATCGAAGACGTTGACGATGTAAAGGGAATCGTTACTGGTTACTTTTCAGCTTTTAACAACATTGATTCCGATGGGGACGTAATTGTTTCGGGTGCTTACAAGAAAAGTATTGCCGAGAACGGACCAATGGGACGCAATCGAATCATGCACCTATTGCAGCATAATCCATTGATGCCATTGGCAAAGCCTATTGAGTTAATGGAGGATGCGAAAGGCTTGCGCTTTACCTCTAAGATTACAGAAACTAGCTACGGCAAGGATGTAATAAAGCTTTATTCTGAGGGCGTATTTAACGAGCATTCTGTTGGCTTTGAAATTATCAAGGCGGACAATAAGGCTGGTTACAGAGAGATTAAAGAGATTAAACTTTGGGAGGGGTCAACTGTTACATGGGGAGCCAATCCAAATACACCAATTGAGTCAATGAAAAGCTGGGATAAACCAAAGAGCGAGGAGATGCTTGCTAAGTTTTGCAACATTTTACGAAACGGAGACGTTAGCGACGAGTCAATGATTCAGCTTGAAATTGGATTAAAACAAATTGAAAATCACCTAAAGGCATTGGAGTCAGTCCAAATTGTAGAATCCGAGGCAACTCAATTCAAGAGCGAAGAGGACCCGACAATAGCAATGGCTTTGGAATTTGAATATTACCAAAAACTTAAAAAATTTATTTAAAACACAATGGACGCAATTAAATCACAATTGGATTCAGTACTTGCGAAATTGGAGTCAAACGAAGCTTTGATTTCAGACGTAAAGTCAATGAAAGAAGCTGGTGAGGAGTTCAGAAAGTCACTTTCTGCCGAAACCGCTAAGTTAAACGAGAAAGCTGATGCTCTTCAGGCTCAGCTTGACGGAGTAGATGCAAGAACTCAGGCTGGCTTTGCTGGTTCTAAGAAGGCTGCGTCTTTCTCTTCTGAGTTGGAAAAAGCTTTTGCTGGCGATTCTTTTGCTAACTACAAGAGCGGAAACTCCAACAAAGTAAAGATGGAGTTGGACATGAAAGGTGCCGACATGACAGTTGGAAACGCTTACACTGGCGAAGTTATCCCAGCGGACAGAGTTCCTGATTTGAAGTTTGACCCTAACAGACGTATTCACGTTCGTTCCCTTATCCCTACTGGACAGACTAGCTCTAACCTTATCCGTTTCGTACGTGAAAGCGCTTACGACAACGCTGCGGCTCCAACCGCTCAAGGTTCTGCAAAGCCTCAGTCTGATTTCGATTTGACTGCGGTTGACCGTTCTGTAAGAACAATCCCAACCTTTATGCGTTTGACAAAAGAAATGTTGGACGATACTCCAGGTTTGATTGCTTACCTTTCTAGCCGTGCGCCTAGCAAATTGTTGAACGTAGAAGATACCCAAATCCTTTACGGAAGCGGAAGCGGTCAAAACTTGCATGGTGTTGCAACTGATGGCTCTGCTTGGACTACTGTTAAATTTGGTACTCTAATCAACAGATTTGACGTCCTTGCTGCTGCGGTTGTTCAAACTACCAAAGACGAATATTCTCCAAACGCAATCCTTATCAACCCAAGCGATTACTTGCAATTGGTATCTGTTAAGGAAACAACTGGAGCATACGCACTACCTAGCTACGTTTCTATGGCTGGCGGACAAATGTTCATCTTGGGAGTTCCTGTTTATAGCATCAATGCCGTAACTGCTGGCGATTTCTTCGTTGGTGACTGGGCGCTTGGTTCTCAGTTGTTTGTTCGTCAGGGCGTAACTCTTGAGTTCTTCGAGCAGGATGCTGACAACGTAACTAAGAACTTTGTAACTGTACGAGTTGAGGAGAGAATTGCATTTGCAGTTTACAACTCTAAAGCTTTGGTATACGGAAACTTTGCAGCTGCTTTGGCTAACGGTTCCGCAGTATAAGTAAAATAGGTGTTTAGTTTGATTAAGACCCCGACAAAAGCGTCGGGGTTTTTTTTATTTATCTAAAAATCAATACCTTTCAATAAATCAATAGAAAAAAAAGCATGAATATAGTTTTTTTTGTACACGCATGGGCAGGCACGCACAACTCAGGAGCCGAGTGGACGGTACAGCATTACGCCAAATATTTTAACGAAAAAGGGTGCAACATTGAGGTTATTTTACCTGAAGGGCAAATTTATCCTGATGGTGAAAAGTTTAAGTTTATAAAATTTATAACTGGCTATTATTCAAACGACTTTTTTCTAGCCTTGCAAACTGCAAGCGTTGTATTTACTCACCTTGATAATACTGGGGTTGCAATAAATTGGTGCATGAAGTACAAAAAGCAACTAATTTTTTTAAGCCACAACGATTCAGATTATAGAAACGTCAGATTTAAATCGCAAAACATTCACGTAGTTTACAACAATAAAGCAAACGAAAAGAACCTACAAAACGGCGCTTATCCAAATGCCTCTATTGTTTGCAAACCTCCTATTTTCCCCGATGACGTAAAGTACAACCGCAAGCATGGTCAATACATTACGCTAATTAACTGCAACGAAAACAAAGGCGGTCAGATATTAATTGAACTAGCCAAGCGATTGCCAAAGTATAAATTTCTTGGAGTGCTTGGAAGCTATGGCGAGCAAATCATGGACGACACTTTAAAAAATCTAAAGTACGTTGCGCAAACTCCTGACGTGCATTTGATTTACGGCAAAACAAATATTGTTCTTGTGCCATCATTTTACGAGTCTTATGGACGTGTAGGCTTAGAGGCGGCTATTAATAGGCTGCCAGTTATTTGCACGCCTACGGACGGATTAAAGGAGTGCCTTGGCTCT